CGGAAGCAGACTACACCGCCGTGGTTGCTCTGAGCCGTGCAGAGGACGGCACAATCTACGTGCTGGATGTCAACCGTACCCGTGCAGACTTTGCCAGCGTTCTCCGCTTCATCGAGGCAATGGCGGATAAGTGGCATCCGGTTATGATTGGCATTGAGCAGGTGCAGTATCAGGCGGCAGTTGTGCAGGAGCTCATGAGGCGGACAAAGTTACCTATCCGGGGGATACGCCCAGACCGTGACAAAGTGACGCGCTTTGGGCCACTGGAAGCCCGGTACGAGCAAGGGCAGGTAATACACGTTGACGGCTTGCCACCCTACTGGCAAGATGAGCTGCTATCCTTTCCTGTTGGTAGGCATGATGATGTTGTGGACGCTATGGCGTACGCTTGGCAGGTGATCGGACAGCGTAAGGGCTGGGGTGCCGTCTAAAATATATCTCCCTATATACTTGCAGTGTATATACTTAGAGTGTATAATTAGACATAAGCAAGGGAGATAGAGACGATGAGAGAATTAACATTTGTAGACCCAACCAGACTGATCAAGTTCAATCAAACCGATTCACAGAAAGTTGAATTCCAGGTGATGATGATGGAAAACGTTGGATGGAATCCAAATCTTCCATGTGTTGTTATCAATCGGGCTGATGCGCTTTTTGCTATCAACTGTTCACATCGCATTGAGGCTGCTATCGAAATGGAAATAGAAGTGCCATGCTACATCGTTGATAATGAAGAGCTGGGCGAGTATGACTGGGACAGCATTACTGATGCGAGCGACTTTCTTTACATCATGCGTCAAACCGGATTACTTGGTCTGTATATGGATCCAGCGTACAACGCCTTAGAAACTCACATTATGATGGAAAACTGCTAATCGTTAGAAGCCCCACAAGCCCCCGCAAGGGGGCTTTTTTGTGTCTGTGGGATACTGAGGGCATGGGTATCTTTGACCGCTTCCTCGGCAGAAAAGCCGCAGCCAACCCGACACAGGCACTACCGCTCCCTCTGAGCCAGAGTAGGGACATCTACCTAACCGGGTACGGCTCTGGTCAGCTGCAAACACTGTTGCGCCGTGCGCTTCCTGGTTCAACTAAAGACTGGTCTAGGATTGCCGGTGACCTTGGGCTAAACGGGGTTGTAGCAAGCGCGATTGACTGGTACGTCAGGAACTACCCTCAAGCCACACCACGCTACTACCGACCGGTAGACAGCCAGCAAGCCGACCCTGTGGAAGACCACCCGGTTATCAAGCTCATGGCTCAACCGGATCCTATGATTATGGGTAGCCTATTTTGGTCTTGGGTCATTCAAGATTACAAGTTATTCGGCAACACGTACCTGCGCAAGATTCGCTCTTCTACCCGTGGCACAGTGACTGCTCTGCAGTTCCTTCCGCAGGACATGGTTAGGCCTGTCGGTAACGGTGTAAACCCGCTTACTCACTACATCTACACCACAGACGGGCGCAGTTTCGATATCCCGGTATCCGACATCATCCATATCCGATACAACCGTGACCCGCAGGACATCCGCTTGGGTAGGTCTCCTGTCATGGCTGTACTGCGTGAGATAGCCACCGACAACACGGCTAGTACTACCGCTTACGGCTTGCTTGCGAATGGCGCTATGCCTAGCCTGATTGTCGGGCCTGATGCCAAAGACCAGACCGTAGATATCAGCATGGATGATGCTCGGCAGGTGAAGCGGCAGCTACACGAAGACCTTACCGGGGACGGTTCTGGCGGCATCGTGGTTATGACTGGCGCGTACAAGTTAGACCGGGTATCCCTTACGCCTTCCGAGCTTGCTTTGGATTCCGTGAGACGTGTACCTGAGGAGCGCATCTGTTCAGCCCTTGGCATCAACCCGATGGTTTTAGGGCTTGGGTCAGGCTTGGAAAGGTCTACCTACAGTAATTACGAGCGCGCCCAGCAAGCGGCTTGGGAAGATGGCATGGTGCCTTTGCTCCGTACCCTAGCCGATGCGATTACCGCCGACCTCCTGCCAGAGTATCCAGAGACGCAGGAAGGTGACTTTGTCCAGTATGACTTGGAAACCGTGCGGGCGCTGGCTGATGACTTAGCGGCGGAAGCCGAGCGAGCAGAGCGGTTGTACAAGGCTGGCATCATTGATAGAGCGGAAGCCAAGCGCATTGCGGGCCTTGAAGCCGTGCCGGAAGATGAAGGGCAGCTGCACCCGGAAGCCATCCCGGTACAAAGCACCGGTGGCTTTGATACTCCGGCAGTTCGATCATACGAGATGAAGGCACGACCAACCCAAGCCATGCGGACAGCGGCACAACGGGCGCTTGACTGGAAAGCCGAAGGGTTCGATGGCGGCACTAGGGTAGGGCTTGCCCGTGCAAACCAGATTGTAAACGGCGAGCAGTTATCCGAGGATACGATTCTACGGATGTACTCTTTCTTCAGCCGCCATGAAGTAGACAAGAAAGCCGAGGGGTTCAACGCTGGTGAGGAAGGTTTCCCTTCACCCGGTAGGGTAGCCTGGGACTTGTGGGGCGGTGATGCTGGCTTCCGTTGGTCTACATCCAAGCGCGATCAGATGCAGGGCGATGAAGGTAAGAGCCTTGATTGTTGCACTCCGGGGGTAGTGTACAAGTCTCACCCTTTTTACGGTTACGAGCTGGAAGCCAGCTCAAGCGGGTAGATGATGGCACAGGCAGGATCTATGCCGCATCGCAGAAGTTCCGGAACGACCTGCTGGAGCGTGAAGGCGTAGCCATCAGCCGGATGCAACGTGCATACAAAGCAGCAACAAAGGCGAGCATCGATGAACTGGAAGCGTTAGAGGGCAGGATAGCCGAGCGTGAAGCCAACGGAGAACCACCAAGCGAAACCATACTCTGGATGCGTCAGCGCATCATCGACAACATCGAGGAGCTAGGGCGCAACCTGAAGAAGTTCAGCATCGAGGGGGCTACGATAACCGCAGATGGACAGTTACAAAGTGCCATACTTGCTAATGATGCAACGGCGGGCCTTGTGGAAGCGGCAGCGGGTAAAAAGCCCGCAGGCGTTACCCTTGGTACTTCATGGACAAACCTACCTGATGAACAACTCCAAGCCTTTGTCGGGTTCGCAGGCGATGGTAGCCCTTTGGCTATCCTATTCGACTCAATCCCCCAAGTAACCACGGACGCTATGCAGATGGCACTTGTACAGGGCATAAGCCTTGGTGAAGGGCCACGAACGGTAGCACGGCGGGTACGCAGGGCAGCAGACATCGGCAGGTACCGAGCAGAGACCATTGCCAGAACCGAGATGATCCGAAGCGCCCGTGAAGCGCAAAGGCAGCTCTATACGCAGAACCCTGCGGTACAAGGTTATCGACGGCAAGCCACGCAGGATAGCCGGGTATGTCTTGCTTGCTTGGCTTTGTCCGGTACGCTTCAGGCTACCGATGAAATCATGCCAAGCCACCCGAACTGCCGGTGTGTCATGGTGCCGGTAACGATGTCCTGGGCGGAGATTACCGGGGATGACAGCATCCCTGACACAAGGCCACCGGTAGCAACACCTGAGCGCATACTGGCTGGTTTGAATGATAGCGAGATACAAGAAATCATGGGTGAAGGGCGTTACCGATTATGGAAGGAAGGTAAGCCACTTGCTGACTTTGTACGCGTCAAGCCTAATCGGGATTGGGGGCCAACCACTAGCGTGATACCGCTGCGAGAGTTCGGCATCGTGGTGAAGCCAAGGCGTACCGCTCGTGACTGGGAAACCATCATAGCCAACAGTGAAATGGATCAATAGACCGTGTGGGATACTTACGCCATGGACGTGCTAACAAGTAGTGTAGACGGAATCAAGAGCGACCGGCTCGGTTACGTCAAGGGTTATCTAGTGCGCTTTGGTGATACCAAGACCGCCGACCTTGAAGGTGACTACTTTACGAAGTCAACCGACTACGGCTTTCCGATGACCGAAGGCAAGCGCATACCTCTGAACGTCTACTACCATCACGGTATGGACTCAAGCGTAGGCAAGAAGTCTATCGGTACTGGCTACATCAAGATGGACGATACCGGCTTGTGGTACGAAGCGCAGCTAGACTTAGCCGATGAGTACGGCAGTATGATTGCGAAGCTCTGCAAGCAAGGCAAGATGGGCTTTTCATCCGGTGCCGCTGCTCACCTGGTTGAGCGCAAGAGCATGGGCGGTGCCGCTGAAATCACCCGCTGGCCTATCGCTGAGGCAAGCATCACCCCGACACCAGCGGAGTATCGTAACAGTGTCAAAAGCCTAGAGGAGTATTACGGCATGGGCGAGATGGATGACATGGAAGAGATGACCCCTGAGCCGATGCCGGAGCAAAGCCCAGAAGAGTATGCCGCTGAGATTTTCAAGATGGCAGAGAGTGACCTAGTGCATGAAGGCTTGGAAGCCTACTACGATGCGATGTGTCAAGGTATCGACATGGTGGCTGATGCCGGTATGGCTGATGCTATTATCAATGAGTTTGCATCCCGTGCAAAGCAGCTATACGCC